ATAATGCCAGCCAGTCCACCGTTTCCTAAAGTCCAAACTATGCCTAGTATAGAGCCAATTACATCTCCTGTAAGGAAGGCTACCTTTGGTCCAAAGATAATCTGTAATATAATTGAAAGGCTTATCAGTTTGATGCCAACATCTATCGCTCCATCAGCACCATTCTTTATCTTATCTAACATATTTTACTCCTATATTAGTCTAACATTTTTATAACAATTAGTTGAAGAGCAATGATAAGTACAATAGTTCCTATCACTCTACGTCTCTTTCTTCTTCAACCAAGTCAACAAGTTCACACACACTACCAGTACACGCTAAAGTCTTAGTGCCTACTGTCATATCTGTTAACTCGTACTCGCTAATCAAATCCCAGTCTACAGACTTAGGCATTGTCTTAGCCAGTTCATTGTACTGTTTCTTAGTGCAGTCCTCATAAGGTGCTTGTTGGTAGGAGTGGTCAGAGTGTGGTAAGAAACTAACACCACTGACTTCATCAAAGTGCTTGTATACCCATGCACCTACTTCCATCCACTCATGTTCTCTTACACTAACAGTAACGCTAGGCTTATGCTCACAGTAATATCTTTGATAGGTGAGCCATAGTTCTAGCTGTTCGATAGCAGTCCTGTCGTTCCTAAGTATAGCACCTTCGGGTGCTTTCATTGGAAAGGTAAAGACTTTAACGCTATTAGGTTTCATTACATCAGCCTCACAAGGTATGCCTTGGTCTTCCATAAGCTGAGCGATAGGGTCTTTAGCATCTGCTCTTACTCTACGGAAATAGTAGTCATTGTGCCTAGTGTGTATACCACTTGCACTATCTACTAATTGACTGACTGTGCCACTAGGTTTAATTGCTGTTGTTGCAGTAGCTTGGCTGATACCTAGCAGTTCTGACCAATGCTCATTAACCTTAATTGTTTCTTTTCTAAGGTCACTGAGAAAGTCAGGTAAACTTCTTTTACCATAGTAGCCTCTGTCTTCACTGCTACCATTCATAAAACTATTGTCCATTATACCAGTTAATGATACTCCAAGCAAGGCTTCTTCTTCTGTATTTTTAACCCATTTCGGTCTAAGTCTCTTAATGTTAGTAAGACTTGCTTGAAATGTGCCCAGTATAGTGGCTAATCTTACCTTACGGAGCATATCTTTCTGTGTGTCTGTTGCTCGTATCACTACCTCTGTTAAGTTGCAAAATTGACCATCTCTTAGGATGATTTCACTGCATGGATTACAACCAAAGTCATGCTCTGTATCTCTCCTACCTATGGATGCTACTTGTTTGATAGCCGCTTCTCTGTTGAAGATGCCACGCTCACCTGACTTAGACTCATAAAGAGAAGCCCATTCCTTCATGAATATACCCATGTCAGGCTTCTCTGTATAGCATACACTGTTGTTACTGAGTGCCATTTCCGGTGTGTCTGACCACCACTGACCTGACTTAGCGTTACGCATACGCTCATCAGTTAAGTTTGATAGAGATATAAGTGCTGACCTACGCACACCACCTACGACTACCACCTCTGCTATCTTACACATCATTCTATGACACTCATAACTTGTTAGCTTTCTTCCTACTGACTCTTTGAATAGGTTAGTAGCGAAGTTAAATAAATCAAGCAGTGGTTCAGGACCACTTGCTCTGCCTCCAAAGGTAGCTAACCTAGAACCTTTGGGTCTAATCTTAGAGAAATCCCACTTAGGCATTTCACCATTGTACAAGTAAGTAATAAGTTTTCTAAACGCAGACTGCCATCCTTCCTTGCTGTCTTGTACCACTACTGTGTCCTCAACATCAATCATCTCCTCAGGTACTTCGGGTAGCTTAGAAATAAATTGTCTTTCTACACTAAAGCCTACACCAGTACCATGCATTAGAATGTATAGGCACTCATCAAATGCCTTGGGATGGTCAACACTAAGATAGGCACAGTTGTATCCGGCTATGTTGTTGTCTTTGAGTGCCTTGCCTGAGGTCATCAATGCTCTCATGCTTGGCATAACTTCTAAGTTAAGTACAGCATCTTCAAGTATCTTCCTAGTCTTGGGTAATAACTCATGGTTACAGTTCTCTTTTAAATGTTCTTCCATGAAGTCAAAGTATCTAGCAACTGTTTCTTGCCATGTCTCTCTCCTGTTTTTGTCAGGTAGCCACCTAGCGTATCTGCTCAGTGCTATAAAATTTTGGTAGTCATTTGGTAGTGTGTTCATTCATCATCCTCTAGTGGTGCGATTTCAATGTCAACCATCTTATCGCCATTCTCATCATAATAATCTTTGTACTTTAATCTTCCGTTTCTATGTAGTAGTATTGCTGTTGTTATTCCTTTGTCGTATGCTCTCTTGTGTGTAAAGTAAATAGCAACTGCACCTAGTAACATAAAAGCTAGGCTTATCTCTATGTATTCCATTCGGTCTCCTCAAAGTCCTCTAAGAATCTATCTTTCTTCTCAATAAGTTTACCTTCAAATGCATCAAGTAACTCATCAGGCTCTATCTCTAACTCATCACAGATTAAACAGGTGTCATAAGTTGCAGAGATAAAAGCCTTCAACTCTGGTAGTAGCTTCAAAAACTTGCTCCTTTATTGTCAACAAAATAATTGGTTATCTTGCCTGAGGGAATAGGTCTAGCATCTAAACTACCATAACAGTCTTCTTTGAATCCACAAAATGCACAGGTCATGCATAGCTTCTCCTCTCCTGACTTAGTCATAGTGGTAGCGTTAGCTATTCTCATAGGCGGTGTATCCGACTCCATTTTATTTTTCAGGTCGACAATAAAAGTATCTACATCTTGTTCAAGTTCCTGTTTGCACAGCTTGAGAGTTGATTTGTTTTTATTCAAAGCAAGGAAGTATCCATGCTCTCTTTTGTCTCCTTTACCATAGGCTGATAGTTGTTTGATGTAGCCAAAGCTATCATCTTTAATACCATCCTCGTCAAACTTGTTATCCCAAGACCATGCACTAGCAGTCTTTATGTCTACTAACTCACCATCAATAGTACAATCTTGAGAGCCATTAACACCCTCGACTGTGTGTTGCTTTTGTTGGTCTGTCACTGCGTGTCCTGATAGTTTAATCAGAGCCACGAGCATGGCTTCTAACACATGACCTTGTAGAAAGGTAAGGTACACACTCCCATCTATCTCCTCAGGTGTGTACCCCTTCACAGTATACCACTGTGCCCTTTCACAACGACCAATGCTAGACATTCTCAGGTCTTTCTTTTGTTCATAAGGCTCAAAGGCATTCTTAATTGCCTGTTCAACCTCTCTACCACATTGCATAGCTATGGTATCTAAGTCTCCGGTGTAATCCTTAGACTTCATTACCTCATATACATCAGGTATTAGTGTTTCTATTGTCTTTTCCACTTTGTTGCTCCTCTCTTGTTGTAATTTCTATTAGCCGATTTAAGTACCATTGTGCTTTCTTTAAATCTTCTAATCCATTCTTCATTTTGTATCGAGTTACATATTTTATCACATTACCTTCAAGAAAACTCATGTTTTTTGAAGTGATATAATCAATGCACTCTATCCCTTGTGTGTAATGCTCCGGATTGATGTTGTCTTTCTCTCTGTTCTCATTCCATTGCACTTTAATTTCGTTATCCTTCATGTTTGCCTAATTCTTCTATGTCCTTTAATTTGCTTATAGGTAGATTATGACAGTCTGTTGAAACTTTCCAATTATTGTCAGGGTCTATACTCCCCTTCTTTAAAAACTTTGAGTCTGCTAAATACTTTTCTTTTTCTAGGTAGCCTAGTATCCATCCTTCTGACAAATCATTTTTTATTCGGGTAAAAACGTAAAAGTCACACTTTTGTTTAGTGTTCAGGTCAGCTACAGAACATTCATAATATTCTCTAGGTGCTGATGTTACCCTCTTGCTTTTAACATCTATTTTTTTGTTATTAAATACTAAATCATAATCATAAGTATTGTTCAAGGAAATTCCTAGTTCCTCTGCTACAATAATCTCACCTAAAAATCCAATTACATTTCCTTTTCCTTGTGTTATTGAATTATTTAAAATACCCATGTCACTTGACATTGAATTAGCCAAGTTAACATTCTCTTTTGTAATTTTAATGTGTTTCATTCCAACTTCTCCCTATTTTATACTCTCCAGTTATTGGACAGTTTAGTTTGTAATAATCTGTTGTCTGCTCCATGGCCTTAACAACCAAAGAACCAATCTCATCTGCATCCTCTGGACTACACTCCAGTTGTATCTCATCATGTATAACACCCAATTGCCTGTACTCTAGGTGTAGTGCAAGTGAGTGAAAAATAACCCATGCCCTCTTACTTATTATAGCACCCGCACTTTGTAGTAAAAAGTTAAGTGAGGCATGTTCGCTCCTAACTCTGACGTGTCTGCCATCTAATGCTTTGAGGTATCCCTTGTCTGATGCCTTGCCTACTCTTTCTCTGAGTACTTTAAGGGCGGGTGTATTATCAAGAAAGTTTTTCTTAAGTACCTTGCCTTCTTCTATA